AATAAATTTAGCAAGAACTACATGGTTAGGTGCGTATGTTTATGAAAAACCCATAGCCACAGAATATAGCTCATCTGCAACCGCAAATGCAACAAGCATACTTGGTTTAACTGCTGGAGCTTCCTCTATATTTGAGCATGAGTCTGGAAATAATCAAGCAGATGGTACTGCCATCACAGCTTTTTTAGAAACAGGTTCTGTTGAAATAGCAGACGGTGATCAATTAATGTCTGTTAATAAATTAGTACCTGACTTTGACAACTTAGCAAATACCATGACTGCACAATTAACTTTAGAACAATATCCTCAGTCAGCATCAAATGTGCAAACAAGTGGAACAATAACAAGCACAACTGAAAAAATAAGCGTCAGGGGTAGAGGTAGAGCAGTAAAAATAAGATATACAACCAACACAGTAGATGATACACCATGGAGATTAGGCTCACAAAAACTTGAAATGAGAGCTGACGGTAGAAGATAATGGCTAAAATAAACATAACTAGATTACCAAATGCGACACCAGAATATGATGCTGGTCAATTTGACCAAATGATTAGATTACTTGAACAAATAGTTTTTTTGTTAAATACAAACTTTCAACAAGACTTAAAAGAAGAAACAGAATCGGAGACTTTTTTCCTTGGCTAATACTTTTAAAAGTGAAATGGTTGATATCACGTCAACAGATCTTACGACCATATTAACAGTGCCTACGGCTAATCCTGGTGCCACGCCACCTGTGCCACCAACAACTGACGTTATTAAATCGATTTTAATTTGTAACGATTCAGGAAGCACAACGTTAGTGGATTTAGAAGTAGTTAGATCCTCTGCTACTTTTGAATTATTTAAAGCTAAAAGTGTAGCAACAAATACTACAACAGAATTATTATCACAGCCTCTTGTATTACAAGAAGCTGATGTGTTAAAAGCGCAGGCTAACGCCGCTAACCAAGTGCACATAATTGTAAGTTTTATGGAGGTTACAAAAGGTCAACTTTAGAAAGGAATATTATGGATTTACAATCATTGTTTATAACACCTGTGATGATAACACAGGTTACGGGCCACGGTCATTTAATAGATAGGCTTTACGAAATAAAAGCCCAGGATGAAAAAGGTATGCCTAGATCAAATGTCGGTGGATGGCACAGTCATGATGAATTATACAAAGACGAGGAATTTAAAAGCACCGTTGGGGATATACTATATAAAGCCAAAGAATGCTTTGGTCATTTGGATGTACAAGAAAAGTATGTTCCTGAAATGACAGGTTTATGGGGCATAATCAACCCACCTGGATCAAGAAACAATGTTCACACACATCCTTATAATTATTTGTCGGGAGTATATTACCTTAAAGTGCCTCAAAAAAGCGGAAATTTAGTGTTTCTAGACCCTAGACCGCAAGCTGAAGTATTATCACCACCAAAGAAAAAAGATGCCTCTATACACATAGCACACAGCGTAGATTATGAGCCAAAAGAAAATTCATTGATTTTTTTTCCATCATGGTTACAACATGAGGTAAAAATAAATACCTCTAATAAAGATAGGGTTATTTTAAGTTTTAATATAAACTGGAGAGAAAATGCCGATAGTTAAAAATGCAGAACAAATAGGTACTATGACTCTTGAAGATGGTAGAGTCATACCAAGATATAATGTCAAAACAGAAACGACGCTCACTAATACAGAAACAGGTCAAGAGTACGAGTCAGAGGAAGCTATGCAAGCAGACATTGACGACCCAAACACTTCTACCACTGTTGAAAAAATTAGACGAGATGTTAAAGTATTTGCTCCATCTTTAAGAGATATGTTAGGACAAACTCCAAAGTCTTAGGATTTTTTACAATCACAATCATCTGGACAATGATTTGACGCATCTTTCATGTGTCTTTCGCTCATAATATCTCCTGTGATTGTTAATTTTGGTGAGAACCTAATGTAAGCATATTTTTTCGTTCTGCAATAGTATTTTTTATAATTGTTTTCTTGACATCGAGTTTATGGTATAACATGAGATAGAAAACAGAATGAAAACTATAGTAGACGGTACAATAATTAAAAAGTACGAAGTTCCCATCGATATGATTGATGAGCTAAATAAAGAATATGAGAAAAATAAAAAAAATTTATTAAGTGACGGAGAAAGGTTGGCAGGCAGGTTAGATACTGAATTAAGTATTATGGAGTTTTTATCAAAACTAGAAATATTTAATAAAATAAATTTTTTTATAAATGATTATATGATGACATTAAACAACTTTAGTATTTTAGATGAGCCGCCAATGAAAACTATTATTAAAAGCTGTTGGATAAATGATATGGTAGAGGGTGAATATAATCCAGTGCACGTTCACAACGGACCTACAAATGATGGTTGGTCCTGTGTTCTTTTTCTAAAAGTTCCAGAATTTATTAATGATGCAAAACATAAACATAAGTTTCATGACGGACAGCTTGCTTTTCTTGGTTTTGACAGAAAAGTTATTTGGCAGACTCCAGAAGTTGGTGATTTTTATTTGTTTCAAGCTAATCAACCACACACTGTTTATCCTTTTAAAACTAAAACTAAAGGAGAGATTAGAAGATCCATGTCCTTTAATTTAGTGAGAGAATAATTAAGAATAAAAAACATGTTTGAAAATAAGATTAGTTTTATTGCGGTGGATAAAGATATGGCTGATGTTTGGCCTCATCCTAAACCTGCTTCAAGATACATACCCGAAGAATATAAAAAATTAAAAAGATTTACAAACGATAATTTACATGCTCCTACCGTAAAAACTTGTATGCCATTTTTAGACTCACTAACAATGGGTTATATTATACCTTTTGATCAAGACTATTTAGTAGATCCTGTTGAAAATGATTTTTCTGTAACGCCAGCTAACAGAGAACAAAATGATTTTGGATTTCACAATCAAGCACAACTACCAGAAGAATGGAAAAAAACAGCAGGTGAGAATGCAGGGAAATTTGTTAACAAATGGTTAATTAAAACATCACCTGGTTATAGTTGTTTATTTATAAAACCAATGAATAGATTAGAACTAAGATTTGATATTATTGCAGGAGTTGTCGATACAGATATTTACATTAATACTATCAACTTTCCTTTTATTTTAAATAAAAAAGATGAACAATTTTTAATAAAAAAAGGAGAACCAATGGTTCAGGTTGTACCATTTAAGAGAGAATCATGGAAAATGTGGAGTGGTTTTTATTTTGAAAAAGCACATGGAAAAGTTTTATCACTCTTAAACAGCGAGTGGATAGATAGATATAAAAATATGTTTTGGAGAAAGAAGAGTTTTAAATAATGATTAAAATAACTGATTACATAAAATGTTACGATAATATAATTGACATAGAATTATGTAATAAAATTATTAGTCAAAAAGATCTTTCATTTTACCCAGCAACTACAGCGGGCGGGAAGTCTAATACACACAGAAATTGTCTTAACAAACCATTAGAAAATAAATTTAATGATGATGTTTTCGAAGTAATGGGAAAAATTTTAAAATTATATCGTCAAGACCAACCTTGGTTTCAGAAAGGAGCGGTCAAAACTGAAGATACAGGGTATCACCATCTTTTATATTTAGGATCTCAAAAGGGCGAATATAAAGAACATGTCGATCATTTTGATTTACATCCACGTGTTTTAAGTTGCTCATTAATTTTAAACGATAATTATGAGGGTGGAGATTTTTCATTTTTTAAGGGTGAATATACAATTAAAAAGAAAGCTGGAAGCGCTGTAGTTTTTCCAAGTAATTTTTGTTTTCCTCATGCCGTTACTCCTGTAACAAACGGAGATAGGCATGCTATAATTACGTGGATTCGTTAGTGAAAATATATGCAAACATAGACGACTTAGCTTTAATAATTAATGAAGTTTTACCAGAAAGTCTTTTTGAAAAAATTTCTTCATATAATTATGATAGCGAAAAAAATATTTTAAAAAATCTTAGCCACAAAGATTGGCAAGAAACATTGTTTAAAGACAACTATAAAAACAAAACTATGGAAAAAGTAAAAATAATTCATAATTTAGCTATTTATGAAAATGAAAAATATGAATTTGTTAATGATATTTTTAAACAAGTATTAGACATAATTATAAAATGTGATTGGCTTCCTTTTAAAAAAAAATCAAAACTAATTTTATCCTACTATGAGTACGATAAATATGCAGGTATAAATTGGCATGATGATGGTAAATGGACGCTTAATCATTCTCTATATATTCACAAAGAGTGGAATAAAAATTGGGGCGGTGAAACACTTATAGATACGGGAAGAGGTTTGCCTTTGTGTGCAAGCCCAGTAACAAACTCCATGGTAACTATAAAGAATAATGTTTATCACAAAGTCTGTGCTGTAACAGGTCCTAAAAAAAGAAAAGCTTTACAGATTAGAGGTATATTTTACGAGTAATTAGGGTCGTAATCACTCCAACTTTTTGACCAGAATTATCAGACTTAAAATCATCTTTTGAGTTTCCATCATTTACCCAACTAGTTTCAGCTGCTGTATAAGCATTATTAAAATCAGTTTGTGCTGTAGTTATTTGAGTTTTTCTAGTTTCTGCCCAAGTCAGTAAATCAGCGATAGTTGTAGATCCGACTGCATCGCTTGTAGCACTTAAGTCAGTATTTCCCGCCATCATACCAGTTGCAGGATCTTTTGTTTGTATTTCATTTTGTCCAGGTAAATTATTCCAAATAACATAATGTATAGTATTAGGACACCATGCATCTACCCAATTTTTCCCTTTATCAGCCCAAGGTATGCGAAAAGAATCATCTATTGAAATATAATCTCCGTTTGAAATTACTATTTGTGTAGCCATTTATTTCTCCTAATGTTTAATTATGTATTGCACGATTACAAATGGCGAAAAGGAATTAGTACCAGACGCTGTAACCGCTCCAGTTAAACTTGTTGTAATGTTTCCTGTTAAAGAGCCAGACAAAGTGTGCGTATGGTTGTGACCAGTTCCTGATCCAGCATTAGCAGTATTACCAGTTTGTGAAGGGTTTGGACCCTCTCCTCTTAGCGCACCTATACCACCAGCAACATTCATTAATTGAAAGTTATGACCGTGAGAAGATAATTGAGCTTCAGTTAACGAGGTATTAGCAATACTTCCAGTGATAGTAACTGTTTGGTTTGTAGAGTTTGTTGCAGCTTGATTGTTTGTAACAGCTACAGTGACTGTATTAGCACCACCAGTTGTTGCTAAGTTAGTTGTACCACTTTTACCTTGTGGAAACTTACCTTGAAGATCTGGAACATTGAAAGTAGTTGAGTTATCACCTACACCGTAAGTAGTTCCTACAACAGCAAATAAATCTGCGTACGTAGTTCTTGATACGGCTGTACCGTCACACAAAAGATAACCTGCAGGAGCCGTAGCTTTACCCCAAGGTTTAATTGTTCCTACTTCACTTCTATTTGTTATATCTTGTAAGTTAGCCATAATTAATCGTTATACTTTAATCTCCAACCGTTGTCACTGTCATTGTACACCAACGCAAAGCCAGAACCACTAGTTGATACTGTTAAATCTGATGTTGCTCCCTGAATCTTGTGACCGTTTCTTCCAACAGTTAAGTTTTCAGCAGCAAAAGTTCCCTCTGCATCGATGAATTTAATTTGATCACCTATAGCTGCAGAGCTTGGTAAATTAATTGTAAAAGCACCACCCGATGTATCAACAAAAATATTATCACCTGCGGATGCTGTATATGTTCCTGTTTTTTTAATCCATGCCTCACCTAAACCAGCGAGCGTAAATATATCATACCAATTAGTTCCATCAGTAGAAACTAATCTGTATTTACCATTTGTAATTGTAACTGTGTTTCCAGTAGCACCTAATCTTGCAGTTACATCAGCGCCACCAGAAATGTTATTATATAAACCGTATGTTTTCTGTACAGCAGGAAACTGCACGATATGAGTTGTAGAAATAGTTCCTGAAAAAATTATTTGGTTTTGTCTAGCTTCATTGTTTGCTTGAGATTGCGGACCATCACCAGTAGTTAAAGTAGTAGGGCCTGTGCCAGATAATGTCTTTGCATAAACACCAGCAATAGCAAACTCAAAAACTTGTGAGAAGTTATTATTTGTGATTGTACCCCAAGTTCCAGAATTTTCTCCGGTAGCTTGTAGTTCTATTTTCAAACTTGTCGAATAAGTCGATGCCATTTAATCTCCTGTTTTAAAACTTAATGATAATTTTAAAGTTTGTCAAAACTTTTTTTATGCAGCTTTATGAACTTCTGTCCAACTTATTCCGCTGTTTGAGTCATCTACTTGGCTCCAGAAGGTTCCTTGTAAATTACCTACACTACTAGTAACAGAATTGCCGGTGATTGTAAAGCTTACATCTGTACGAATTGATACGGTTCCAGCATTTGATGTTAAAGCCACACTTGGCGCTTCATAGCTAGTTTCTTGAGTAGCATCCCCTATACTTGATGTTAATCCAGCAGCTGTGACTGATACAGTTGCACCCGCGGTTACTGTAACATCTCCTATAGCTGGGAATAATGAATCAGTGTTACCAACATCTACAGGAGCAGATCCTGAAGGCACTTCTTCACCTAAAGATATTGTCGTGCCATTACCCGTTAGAGTTACATTGGCATCTCCAGTTAATGTTAAAGATCCTAAAGAAGGTGTTATAACTTGCGGTGCTACATCTATTGTTATTGGTAATGTTCCAGCAGTAGATACAAGACCCTGCTCAGTAACAACAATTGTTAAATTATTATCACCAGAGATAGAGAAAGTTCCTATTGAAGAAGTTGCAGATACACCTGTCACAAAAACAGATGTGCCTGGAGTTGTTGCAGCAGACGTTAATTCAACGCCTGTAATTGTTGGTGCTACGTCACCTTGGAAACCTAAATCACCTGGAGAAGAAGTTGCAGATACACCTGTGACTGCATATTCAGTTTCTAGAACATTCCATAGATTATCACTCCAACCAATGATTTGACCTGTAACTTGATTTGCACCACGACCCCAACCAGATTGGAATACACCAGAAGCGTCTTCCTCACCAAGGGCAGAGGTTAATCCAATACCTGTAAGTGTAACATTCGAATCAGCAGTAACTGTTTCAGTTCCTAAAGATGAAGTTAATGGATTGCCGGTTGCACTAACTTGAGCAATACCAGTTGCCACTGCAGTTCCTGTCGTTGAAGTTAAACCTGCAGCTGTTGTTGTTACGTCAGCATTACCAGTTGGAACTTCTTCACCTAACGATGAAGTTAACCCAATACCAGATAATCCATTCGCAGTGCTTAAAACAAAATCACCATTGCCCCAAGAGGATGTGCTCCATCCAAGTGGCACAGTAGTTCCAACACCTCTATTCCATCCTGTTAGTAATTGATTGTCTACAATAGTAGGATTAGGCATTGTCCCCGCAGTAGATGTGAGGGCATTACCAGTTGCTGCATACAGAGTTTCCTGTGATGCATCACCAATACTAGATGTAATTTGGATTCCTGTGACCCCAAATACGTTTGTGGTAACTAGGGAAACAGTACCAACAGAAGATGAGAGGCCATTACCTGTAGAGTTAACGGGTGCAAAGGTATCCCAAGCACCCGAATTCCAGGTTTGTCGGCCCCATCCTTGAAGAGAGGCCATAAATTATCTCCTATGCTATTCTTATGATTGCAGCAGTTGATTCAGCAGCAGGGAACGTAATTGTAAACGTGCCAGCTGTTGAAGTTTTAACAGCACCGAAATCTAGAACACACACTGATGCGTTTGTTGTCAAACCAGATACAGTTGAGCTGTTATAAATAACAGCAGCTTGTGCAGAAATAGTTGCACTTGTAAATGATATGTCGTTGAAATCGCATACAGCAGAATCACTTGATAAAACTGGAGTAATGGAAGTTAAAGTTCCACCACCCTCAGAATAAGTACCTGAGTTTGCTACTTCATCAGATTGTGTAAAAGCAGTTGTTGATTTACTTAGTGTTGCTTCATTGTCGTATAGCGCAAGTTTAAAAGTATTCCCCGTCGTTGCCGTAAAATCGTGTAGGCCTTTCAGGATCTCCACTTTGAAACTGTTGCAGACAGCTTGTGTAATTGCCATAATTATCTCCTATGGGTTCCTTGACTCGAGAGG